AGCGATTTCGCCCTTAATACCTTTTTCGATAGCAAGTTCGTTATCAGCCATCCATTGTTCTACAACGTAGTTTAGATAGTTGTCGACTTTAGTTGTTAATTCTTCTTTAACAGTTTCTTTTGCTTCTGATAATTCGCTAGAGTATTCACCTTCTAATCTTTCGATTTCAGATTTTACTTTTGATTTAACAGCAGCTTCAAAAATTGTTGCAGCTTTTGTTTTAAACTCTTCCGAAAGGGAATCATCGCCAGATACTAGAGCGTTAACATCATCTGATACATCAATAGATTTTACTCTTTGATCTACAGCTTCTTTAACTTTCTTTTTATCTTCTTCGTCATCCTTGTCATGCATACCTTCTTCTTTATCTTTCATATCACCGTGCATTGCAGACATGATTTTTCCGTAAGCAGCTTGAATGTCTGCTTTCTTCATTTTGTTCATGTTGTCATACATTGCTTGGATCATACCAGATTTAGTTTTAGGCATATGCTCTTTTTCTGACATTTCGTCTTCGTCTTTATCGTCTTCGTCTTTATCTTTTTCACCGTCATGAGCGTCCTCTGCTTTCATGTGCTTATCTGCAGCAAGTTTTTGCATAGGTTCTGCCGGTGCGGCACCTTTGGTAGGAGCAGAGGAATCTTTTTTCATCTTGTCGTCTGTTTTGTCTTGACCTGGTTTTTGATCAGGTTTAACAACTGCTGGACCAAGATCCTCATAGTCGCCTGCTTTTTGCATAGCATCTGCTTTACCTGCACCTTTTTTAGGTGCGTCATGCATTGCTTCAGCAACTGC